CTCCGGTTCTGCTGATGAAACCATCCTTGAAACACAAAAGAACCTTAAAGCGTCCGGATAGTGAGTAACCTCATGTGGATTTTTAGCAACATCGTTAATGTTTTTCTCGTCTTTTTGTATTGTTGTCAGGTGTTTCCATAAGTCGGGGTCTAAACCCTCGTCAAAAGTCAATCTTGCCGTTTTGTATTTCTCGCCCGTCTGTTCGTCCCGCTTTTCTATCGGCGCAAGCCATTCATGGACGTTTAGCCAGCCCTGAACACGGTCATTTGACGATTTTGTTAAAGTTATGCCGTTTTCGTAGAATATCATTGCCGCCGATTTCCCTGTATCTTGCCGCCTATTCCATAAATCAGGCGGTGCATAGAACGCCTCTATTCGCTCACTTCCGGTAAACTTTAAAATTTCCTTCGCTGCGTCCTTAATTATCAGGTTTTTCTTGCGTAATGCCCGATAAACCCTTGCATTCCCAAACTTATCAACCCAAATCCACAAAACAGCCAAACTGTCAAAGCCATAATCCAAAGCAACATACCGAAAATACCATTCAGGGATTGCTTCTATTGGCTTAATATGTATGTCCTTCCTGAGTTCGGGAAATGCAAACCCGCATAAAGAAGTAAATCGCCCGAATTGTCGGGCTTCTCGTTCTTCCTCGGTCATGGTTGCAATCAGTTTGTCTATTTCATCTTGGTTCAGCCAGGGGTTATCTTCCCATTCAGCCATCCAGTATTCAATATCAGGGTCATTTCGCTCGTTCAAGTAAACAAGGTTGTATATCCATGTCAACCCTTTTAGCGGGGTCATGGTAAACCACATATCGCCCTTTTGGTCTATGATACGCATTTGACATTCCTGGAATACGTCTAAAGGCGGCTCCTCGTCAAACCAAATGAAGCCAAGTGAAGCACCTTGAAAACTCTCTCTGCCCTGTTCGCAAGTCTTAAAGCCGATAAATTGACCGTTTTTTAAGACTATTTTTTCAATTAGCGAACCCTCTAAGTCGTCTTTTCTTCCATGACGGACAATAATATTCGATATTTCCTTTTTAGGCAACCATCTTAATATTTCCTTTTGTGCAACTTCTTTTTGAACGTCTCCGGAAAGAGATACAACCCAACCGCTTGAAGGTTTTAGTTTTCTAAATCGTGAATATCCTAAAGCATGGCAAACCGCCTCAACTGCGCCTGCAACCGTCTTACCTACCCTATTTCCGCCAAAAAAAGCCTTTATCCGTTTGTCTGAAGAATGAAAGGCTATCTGCTTCTTATGTACTTTTTTGCCCGTGTTATACAGTTCTATTCGGTTTTCTTTTACCCGTCGGTCGATAATTGATTCTAATTCCTCAATCTCTTTGACCAATTTTATGACTTCGGGGCTTTTCCATACATCACCCATCGGTATCACGCCTTTTCAAACATTTCTGGATTCATAGGCTTTATAAAGCTACTTGGTATGTCTTTAAATACCCTTAATTGCCATCTATTTTCAAGCGGTTCTTCATCCTGCCCAAAAGGCCATCCGGCTTCATCTGTGTTCAGAAACGAAAGGTCAACTTCAAATACGACATTACTGTCTGAATTCCACGGTTCAGTTGACACATAAATCCACGGTTCAGGATTAGCCTGCCATGTCGGTTTGCTGTTTATCTTCAAGCCTTCTCGCAATATATTTTTAACTCGTTCAACCGGTGCGGAATGATACCATATGCAAGTTCCAGTTTTATGGTTTATGACATCGTTCATACATCCTCCTATAAATCCCCATACCGCCAGAAGCATTCATACTTCACAAAAACCGATAACTTTTAGGCTGCGGTCGGGGGAATGGTGTTAAACTTTATCTGTTACAATATTCATAATTTCGCCTGTTTTCCTTTACCCGCTTGTCAATGACTTGCTGTAAGTCCTCAATTTCTTGATATAGCTTTATTACTTCTGGGCTTTTCCACGGATCGTTTTTCATGGTATCACCTTGTTTTTCTTTGCATATGCTTTTTGCAATGCCTCAATATCAATTTCCTTGTTTACAATTTTGTCAACTAAATCCCGCAGGTCTTTTCTTGTTATGTCTGTCTTTTCTCCAAAAAACGTAAATGTATCGCTATCTTTCATTTCTTCTTCCCCCCCTTCTTTATAAAATCTCTTGACAGCTTGTAACCG